GTTCAATAGTATTGACAGGTTTTTTAATAAAGAATCTATTTATAAATAAAATAGTAGCTGGTAGTATTTCTATACTAGGTTCTTTAGGGACTCTTTTCATACCAGGAGGAGGAGGTGGCCCCGGAGCTATAATTAGTCAGATTAAACCTTTTATAAGAAGATATGCAGGCAGAAGATAATGTCAAGTAGAGAGGATGTAAGAAAGCTTGCAGAAAGAAGCTTGCTTAAGTTTATACAATTGGTAGCCCCACACAGGTTATTGGGTGCTGTTCATGAAGAGCTTATTCAGTGGTGGGAACGGCCAGATGCAATGGACAACCAGCTTCTTCTATTGCCTAGAGATCATCAGAAGAGTGCCATGATTGCATATCGGGTAGCTTGGTGGATTACTAAAAATCCCGACACTACTATACTATATGTATCTGCTACAGCAGACTTAGCAGAGAAGCAACTTAAGTTTATTAAGGATATACTTACAAGTGATGTGTATCAATTCTATTGGCCTGAGATGGTTAATAAGAATGAAAACTTTAGAGAGCGTTGGTCAGTAAATGAAATCGCTGTAGATCATCCCAAAAGGAGGAAGGAAGGCGTGCGTGACCCCACTGTCAAAGCGGTGGGCCTCACTGCTAATACAACTGGATTGCATTGTAATGTTGCTGTTCTTGATGACATTGTAGTTCCGGGCAATGCCTACACTGAGTTGGGTAGGGAACAAACTCGGAGCTTCTACTCTCAGCTAAGCAGTATTGAAACAGGCAACGCCCTAGAATGGGTAGTGGGCACACGCTACCACCCTGCCGACATCTATCGAGATATGATAGACATGCGTGAGACCTACTGGGATGATGAGAAGAAGGAAGATGTAGATGTGGAAGTGTATGAAGTATTTGAAAGGCAGGTAGAGACTAACGGTGAGTTTCTATGGCCTAAACAAAGACGTAATGATGGAAAAACTTTTGGATTTGATGAGCAGATTCTTGCCCGTAAGAAAGCCAAGTATCTTGATATAACACAGTTTTATGCTCAATACTATAACAACCCCAATAGCCCAGAGAATAGTTACATTGATAAGGGAAGGTTCCAGTATTATAACAGAGAGTTCCTTATCAATAGAAGTGGCTCTTGGTATCTTGGAGATAAGCTTTTACTGGTTTATGCAGGTATAGATTTTGCATACACTATGAATCAAAAGTCTGACTTTACTGTTATTGTAACGGTAGGTATAGATGAAGAGGGGTATATCTATGTGCTTGACATAGATAGATTCCGCACTAATAAGATTAGTGAGATGTATGTTAGGATAGAGAAGTGCTACCGTAAGTGGGCTTTCAAGAGGCTGGTGGCAGAGGTTACAGCGGCCCAGTCTCTTGTTGTGCAGCAGCTAAAATCTTTCATGAGAGCTTCCAACCTTGCCATAGTTATTGAAGAAAATAGACCTATAAAAAATAAAGAGGAACGTATTAAAGCAAGTTTGGAGCCTCGCTATTCCAACCAACAGATGTGGCATTACAAAGGGGGCAATTGTCAGACCCTTGAAGAAGAGCTTGTGATGGAGCATCCTGAGCATGACGATATTAAAGACTGTTTAGCAGCAGTAGTTGAGGTAGCAAAGCCACCTATGAAAAGAAAAGGTTTAACTAATAATAGCAATGTAGTTTATAGCTCCCGCTTTGGCGGTGTTGCATACGCTTAATTGTTCTTAGGAACATATATGTCCACATCAATTGACGCTCGTTTTACTAAAGACAACCTAGCCAGTGTTCTGTCCACTCGTTACACTACATGGAACAATAATAGAACTACATGGTTGAATAACAAAAAAGAACTACGGCAGTATATCTTTGCTACCAGCACGAGAGACACTACTAATAAAAAGCTGCCTTGGAAAAACTCTACTGTCACACCAAAGCTCACACAGATACGAGATAATCTGCATGCTAACTATTTAGCCGCGTTGTTTCCTAGAGATGACTGGTTTGTTTGGAAAGGTGATGACAATGATAGTGTGAGTAAGGCTAAGAGGGAATCTATTGAAGCTTACATGAGAACTAAATTAAAAGCTTCTAAGTTTGAGGTGGTGATAAGTCAACTACTTCTTGATTACATTGACTACGGCAATGTGTTTGCTGGTCATAGCTATTCTTGTGAGAAGAAGGTTGATCCTGTAACTAATGAGGAAATGGTAGTGTATTCAGGCCCCAAAGCTTACAGAATAAGCCCCCTAGATATTGTGTTTGACCCCACAGCCCCTTCTTTTGAAGAGTCCCCATGCTTTGTTCGCAGGCTTGTCAACCTTGGGGAGCTTGATAAGTTAATAAAGAACCCTGAACTTGGGTATGACCCAATTGTTGCTGAGAAAGCCCATGCTTTTAGGGTGTATGGTAAAGAAAATGTAGATGTTCTTAAGAACGAGGGCTATATTGTAGATGGTTTTGGTAGTATTGATATGTATTTTAATAGCGGGACAGTAGAACTTCTTGATTTTTATGGGGAATACTACGATATTGACACAAGAACCTGCTATACAGATGTTCAAATAACGATTATAGATCGTAGGTGGGTCATTCGTAGCCGTCCCAACCCCAGTTGGATTGGGAGTAGGCCCATTAAGCATTGTGGATGGAGACTGCGGCCTGATAATGTGTGGGCACAGGGGCCTTTGGACCAATTGGTAGGGATGCAATACAGAATTGACCATTTGGAGAACCTAAAGGCTGACGTATTCGATCAAATTGCGCATCCCGTTACAATAGTAAAGGGAAATACAGTAGAAGATTTTGAATTTGGTCCCGGTGTAAAAGTTCATGTAGGGGATGATGGTGATGTTAGGTTTGATAGACCAGATGCACAGGCCCTTACAGCTAACATGGAGATACAGGCGCTCATGGAGAAGATGGAGGAGCTTGCTGGCGCTCCACGTCAAGCTATGGGAATCCGAACTCCGGGTGAAAAGACTAAATATGAGGTTCAGGTTCTTGAAAACGGTGCTGGCCGCATATTCCAGTCTAAGGTAAATTGGTTTGAGAAGAATATTATTGAGCCTCTTCTTGAGTCCATGCTTGAGGAATCAGTAAGGAGCATGACCGCTGCCGATAGTGTTCGTATAGTTGATCCGGATTATGGGACAGAGAAATTTAAAGACATTACTAAGGAGGATATAACTGCTAAAGGTAGATTTTATGCTATAGGGGCGCGTCATTTTGCAGAGCAAGCTATGTTTATACAAGAGTTAAACCAAACTCTACAACTTGTTAATCAAGTCCCTGAAATTAAAGCACATATTAGTGGTAAGAATATTGCTAAGGCTCTTAGTGAAACTCTTGGATGGAAGAGTTTTGAGATTGTTAAAGACAATGCTCAAGTTACTGAGCAGATAGAGACGCAGAGGCTTATGCAAGCTGCCCAAGAGCAGCTACAAACAGAAGCAGCTATGCCAAGTGAGCTTCAAGATCAGGATTTTACACAACCAGGAGGATCAAATGAACAGTCTGTTGATGTCTTACAAACCCAAGGATTGCAGTAATGAAGATTGGCTTAAACTATGGGGCAATTCACACTATGTGTTGCAGCCTTTGGCAGATTTGTTAATGTCTAGGATTAAAATTGCGGAAGTGGTTAAGCCTACTGACTTTGATTGCCCTAATCACTACGCTAAAATGGCCTACGAAGCGGGCCTCAAAGCGGCGTTATCGGATGTATTAGGGCTATTACCTGATTCAGTAGATAAAATTCCTAAGAAATAGGGGAACTATTTAGCAGTTTGATGGTCTAAGGGCATAGTGCGGGATAGAACAAAGGCAGTTCATCGGCCTCATAAGCCGACTGGTGGAGGTTCGAGTCCTTCTCCCGCTACCAAAGCCAGTGTAGTTTAATGGTAAAACGGCCTCCTTGTAAGTGGCTTATGTGTGTTCGATTCATACCTCTGGCTCCAATTTAATTAAAAGGTTTTTATGTCTGACCAAGACCCCAGTATTACCTTGTTTGCCGACCAGCAAACAAAAAAAGATGTAACCACAACAAGTAGCGACACTACAAGTCCTGTGGCTGTGTTAGTAGGCGAAGGCCGAAAATACAAAGACGTAGATGGTTTGGCTAAGGCTTATATTGAGGCGGATAGTTTTATTAACCAACTCAAAACTGAGCTTGCAGAACTCCGTGAGAAGGCTGCATCAGCTAAAACTATAGACGATGTAATGGAACGGTTGAAGGCAGAGCAACAAGCAGGGGCATCAGACAAGGATGATAAGACAGGCACAAGTGGCCTGACTCCTACAGACGTTCGCCAAATCGTAAGTGATGCAATAAGAGGGAATGAAACTGTCAAGCAGAAGCAGGCCAATCTTGCTAAGGCAGACGCTGAAATGCGTAAACTATTCGGTGATAAAGCCGAGGAAATGTTTAAGCAAGAGGCGTCTACCCCTGAAATGAGAGAGGCACTAACACAGCTTGCTAGTGTAAGTCCTGATAAGTTTGTAGCACTATTCTCCGGTCAACAAAGACAGGGGAATGCGACAGACACTAAGACGAATGTTAATACGGCAGCTATGGGTAGTGCAAATAACTCTGGACGTGCAACAGACCCTGCATGTAAAGAGTATTATGACAACCTAAGAAAGACAAAGCCTAAAGAGTATTTGTCCAGTAGTGTTCAGTTGCAGATGGCACGAGCGGCTGAGGCAGACCCGAGTAAATTCTTTGGTCAGTAACAGCCAATTCAAAGAAGAAAAATAACAAGGAATTAAAATGGCTGGTATGGACTTTAGTGCAGTTAATACGAACCTAGTTCGGACTAAACTGTGGTCAGAGCAACTGAAGGATGTCCTTAAAGACATGCTTCAAGCTCAGGCATATGTTAATTGGATGACCAACTTCCCGGATGGCACAACATTTGCTATTCCGTCAATTGGTGAAATCCCTGTTCGTAACGTGAACGAGCTTGACCCTGCTGTATACGATCCGCTGGATACTGGTGAATTCAACTTTACCATTGACAGCTACGTGGAGGCTGGCACTTATATTACAGATAAAGCGAAGCAAGATAGCTACTACGCAGATCAGCTTATCGCTTCTTTTGTTCCCAAGATGAAGCGTGCTATTGAGGAAAATCTTGAAACAAAAATTCTGGCCTTGGCTAACACTCAAACAGCAGCCCCAACACCATTAACGGCGCTCCTCATCGGTTTGTCGCTTCTGGTAGCACCAATACTGTCCTGTCTCTGTCCGACTTTGCGGAAGCTAAGTTCTCGCTTGACAAGGCGAATGCGTCTCAAATGAGAGTGGCAGTAATTGATCCTTCTCAAGAGTATGTTCTTAACACCCTCACTAACTTGGTGTCTGTGCAGAACAACCCTAAGTTTGAGGGGATTGTGCAAGAAGGTTTTGTTAATAGTGCAACTGGTTTGAGATTTAGTAGAAACATCTATGGTTTTGATGTGTATGTTTCCAACTATCTCCCGACCATCACAGGCACAGAGGCTATCAATGCGGACTCTCGTGGTTCGGTTACATCCCCGTCTAACGCTGTTGCCAATCTGTTTTTGAGCGTTGGTGGTGATGACACTCCTTTTAAGGGGGCGTTCCGTCAAATGCCTAACGTAGAATTTGAGCGCAATAAAGACTTGCGTCGTGATGAATACCTCATGAATGCTCGCTATGGTCTCAAACTCTATCGCCCTGAGTGTTTGGTTGTTGCGCTTTCCAAAGCCACTATCTAATAATATAGGAGACTAGATAATGACACGCGCAGCTACTTGGTCTAATCCCGATGGTTTGATTGTGGGCTTCGGCCCTAATTATGCCGACCGTAATCCGGGTGGTGTATTGAAAGATAAAGCGTCAGTAAAAACTGCGAAGCTTCAATTTACCTTTCAATCTACACTAGGTTCAACAGGAGATAGAATACCCCTTCCTGCTGGTTCGATTGTGAAAAACGTTTACATGAAAGTGGGCACAGCTTGGGTAGGGGGCACTTCCCTAGCCTTTGGTGACGGTGGTGGCACAGGTGGGTTTATTAGTGCTACACAAGGAGCTACTGCCAACCTTACTGCTGGTGCATCAATTCAAGCAGGGGGCACTTATGTAGCGGCTGACACTGACACTACAGCGGCAGAACGTCCTAAAGTGTATGCGGCAGCAACAGATTTGTTTGTTACTGTTGTAGGCACATTTACAGCGGGAACTGCTGATATTTATGTAGAGTATGTCTAAGCAATAAGAAGAAGAAAAGTCTGGTAGGGAATGGCCCTACTGAAGCCCTGCAAGGGGGCACTTGGGAGGGTGTTAGGGAACAAAACCTTGGCACTCTCCCTTTTTATTTAGAGTATTATGGCAAATATAGAACATGCAACAATACCAGAGCCTTACATACATGAGCCTAAAGGCGTAGCGTCAGCCTTAATAGACCAAGTGTATCAGGCGAATGGTGCCGGTAGTGGGTCTTGGAAAACACCCATTAAAAGATATAAAATACCCTTTTCTCCTGCTGCTGTTCCTGCTAATACAACAGTAGAACAAACCTTCTTAGTAAGTGGGTTGGTGTTGGCAATGGATAGTATCATAGGAGTGAGTAAGCCTACTGCGCAAGCGGGCTTGGGAATTGTTGGTTGGAGAGTGAGTGCTGATAATACAATTGGCATCACATTTAGTAATAATACTGGTGGGAGCATAACCCCCACTGCTGGACAAACATATACAATACTTGTTCATAGAGCATAATATGTCGATCTACAGGGATATTGATCCCGAAGAAGATTGGGAACATGAAGAAGAACCACCGGAGTTTTAATGGCTAAGATGACAGTGTTGGAAATGACCCAGAACATCCTGAATGATATGGATAGTGATGCTGTCAACTCCATAGATGATACAGAAGAAAGCATACAAATTGCAGAGATTGTAAGACAGAGCTATTACAACTTATGTGCGTTGAGAGATTGGCCGTTCTTAAGAACACTAACCGTGCTAGAAGGACTGGCCGATACAGCACATCCCACAACAATGCTCATCCCTGAAACTGTTAATAAGATTTTATGGTTTAAGTATAACAAAAAGGATGTTACCTATCTTGATCCCAAAGATTTCTTAGATGTAATTGACAAAAGAACTCCTACTGCTAGCATAATTGATTCTAATGGATATGGCCTCAATCGTGATCCTCAGTATTGGACAACTTATGATGATAAATATATTGTGCTAGATAGTAGAAATAGTGCTACAGACACTACTTTGATTGGTAGTAAATCAAAGATTTATGCTGTGCTTGCTCCTGTATGGACGGCTGAAGATGATTTTATCCCCCTAATGCCTGAAAAGATGTTTTCTACATTGTTAGCGTCTGCTAAGAGCACAGCGTTCCTTGCTCTGAAGCAGCAAGCCAATCCAAAAGAGGAGAGCTATGCTAGTCGTGGAATCACTAGAGCACAGAATGAATCATGGAGAGTAGACGCAGGAGAGACAGGTGTTTACAACAAACAAGACTACGGACGAAAATAGCATTGAATGGGAAGATGAGTATGGGACATACATTACGTATGGATCAACTTATCTTATCTCTGATAAAGAGCAGTGCAGAAGAATAGATGCTTTGCGTGCTGTAGTAGCAGAAATAACTGGCGTAGAGGTTCTTAAGAACAAAATGGGATTTTACTAATGAGAAAACCTAGCAAAACTTTAGCACAAATAGAAGAACAGATTGAAGAGTATGGTAGTAAGGTAGATGCTCGTAAGCAGGAAAAAGAACTTGAGGTGATACGTGTGCCTAGTGGCTTGTATGCTATTCGCTTTACGGCAGGTGGAGAACTACCCGATAGTTTGAAGAGTCACTTCACCAGTAAAAATGTTGCTGAGCTGCACATTAAAAAGTATTTTGCTGATAAGGAATTAGAAGAGAGTCGTGGTCCTTCTATGTTTGGTATGACACATTTAAATGCCGAAAACTGTAGCTAATAAAAAGTATTTTACGTTCGTGGCTGGCCTCAATACAGAGGCTGGCCCCCTTACCTATCCGCCTAATACATGGAAGGAGGGCACTAATATTGTCCCACAAATTAATGGTAGTGTCGAAAAGAGGCATGCTATTGATTATGAGCAGGACTATTTAGTAAGCACTGCTACCACGTCTTTAGTAGACGAGGATAATGCAGCCTTTTCTGTGAATGAATGGAATGCAGTTGCTGGTTTGGGCACCCGTAATTTCAAAGTGGTTCAACGGGGAGCCACAGTGTATTTTTATGAGGATAGTATAGGTAGCCTTAGTGGGGGTATTAAATCTTTCACAATAAATCTAAACACATTTAAAGGATTAGGAGTTGTTGATGTTGTGGGAACAACTCCTATAAGCACTACATCTACTAACGGTAAACTGATTATAGTAGGTGCTGAAATAGACCCCATCCTAATTTCCTATGTAGAGAGTATAGATACAATTACTGCACAACCTATTATTCTTACATTTAGGGATTTTACTGGACTGGACGATCAAATAGCTGTAGATTACAGACCCCCTTTCTACATTAAAGAGCATGTATATAATCTATTTAATCAAGGTTGGAGTGACGTAAACTTAAGTTTCTATGGTCTAACAACTGGGTTGCAGCCATCCAATGCGCAGAGTTGGTATTTAGGCAAGGATGCTTCTGGCGTGTTTGACCCCAATGTTCTTGATATGGTTGATTTTGGGACCAGTCCTGCTCCTAAAGGTAGATTTATTCTTAATGTGTTTGTTAAAGATAGATCATTTGTATCTGGGGTAGTTGGTCTACCGTATGAGGTGATTAATACTAGGCCAACAACATGTGCTTTTTATGGTGGTAGAGCTTGGTATGCAGGAATAAACAGCGACACAGTAAGCTCTTGGGTGTTGTTCAGTCAGGTGGCTGCTACGGCTGCCAACTATGGTAAATGCTATCAAGATGCTGACCCAACTTCAGAAGTTATAAGTAACTTAGTAGATTCAGATGGTGGTATTATACCTATACAAGATGCAGGGACAATTGTAAAACTTCTACCATTTGGCAATAGTATTTTAGTATTTGCTGATAATGGCGTGTGGCAAATATCAGGAGATGCCAGTGGTAAGTTTAGTGCCAGCGCCTACGAAGTAAAAAGAGTTTCTTCTATAGGGTGCATCAACCCTAGTTCTATAGTTGAGGCAGGGCAGTTGATATTCTATTGGAGCACTGATGGTATTTGGGTAATGCAAGCTGACCAACTAGGTTCCTTTGTTCTTAAGAACATTACTAATGACACTATACAAACAGCTTTCCAAGATATACCAGTATTAGGGCGTGTCAACTCCAAGGGTATATATCATACACCAAGTAAAACTATCTACTGGTCATATAGTAATGACCATGCACAGGATGGTAACACAAAGAGATTTAAGAAAGATAGTCTTTTATGTTTAGATTTAAGGTTGAATTCTTTTTATCAACTATCAATATCTAGTTTAGAAGGTTCTTCTCCTTACATAGTAGACCTCTGTGTTACTAAGCAAACATCTCAATCAGAGCAGATTTTTAATGTTATCTCTAATGGTGATAGTATTCTGGCAAACACAGCTACTGTTACAGTTCCGGGGCTTGCTAGAGCCGCAGAAATACCTTCAATTAAATTTCTTACTATTGTTCCTAATACTACTAATATTAAAGTTGTATTCTCTGATATAAAAGATTCTGGATTCTATGATTGGATTACAGTAGACGGGGTTGGGTATGGGTATGCTGCATACATTGTTACAGGAGATGACCTAGGTAGGGATCAAGGTGGGTATAAAGACGTTCAGGGACTCTATCTAATTAGTTTTATGAATAGATCAGAAACAGGTATAGATGGCAACGGCGAGCCTATCAATCCCTCTAGCTGTTTAATGCAGGCTAGATGGGACTGGGCTGATAATTCTGTAGCTAATAAGTGGAATAATGAACAGCAGATTTATAAGCACAAAAGAGTATGGCTACCATCATTCCCCCTACCTAAGTATGACGATGGCTATCCTGTAGTTGTAACTAAATCTAAAATCAGGGGCAGGGGTAGGGCTGTATCATTCAAGTTTACGGCAGAAGTAGGCAAGGACATGCAGCTTGTTGGTTGGTCTGTTATATTTATAGGGAATAGTAATGTCTAATATAATTTTTGCTATGGAAGATGTTGAAGGAGTTATTGGAGAGATAGGACCTCTGATGGAAGATCATGATAGAGTAATTAGCAATGATCTTACTAAGGGGTGGCCTTTAGATGTCAATGAAGAGGTGTATAGAACCTTAGAGCGTATGGGGTTGTGTAAGATTTTTACTGCTAGGTGGGATGGTAAATTAGTAGGCTACTGCACAATGTTCATTAACAATTCTGTGCAACGCAAGTCTCTTCGTCTAGCTTTAGAGGATGCTTTTTATATAGCCCCTGAGCATAGGCGTGGTGGGGTAGCTTCTAGGATGGTTGACTTTATTGAAAGTAATTTAAAAGGGGTTGTTAATATGATACATTTCCATTCCCCTGAATCAAACCCTATTTTTGGTAAGTTTCTACGTGGCAAGGGCTACAAGAAATACGCTGAAATTTTAACTAAGGTGATCTAATGGCCTGTGCTCTTGCCATTTTAGGATTTGGTGTTAAGGCTGCTAGTTCCATAGCACAGAATAATGCAGCAAAAGAACAAAAATCTATAATTACCACCTCTGCTAACAGACAAGCTGAAGCTCTAAAAGAGCAGGCGGCCCTTGCTCAAAGGCAGGCTGATATAGCTAATGCTAGACAACTGCGTGCTCAAATAAGACAGAGACGTATTGCAGAGGGTGCGCTGCTTAATTCAGCGGCTAATGCTGGCACTCAATTTTCAAGTAGTGCACAAGGGGGTCTTGCTTCTTTAGGCAGCCAGACCAATTCTAATATAGCATTCATTAATCAGAATGCAGATATTAATAGTCGCATTACTAAAACACAAGTAGATCAGGCAACTACTATTCAGAATGCAGCAACAGAGATGGCAGGCTTGCAATATGAATCCGCCACATATGGTGCTTTAGGTAGCCTAGGTGGCACTATCTTTTCTGATGCGGGTGGTTTCAAAACGATCTTTGGCAAGCCCCAACCTACACAGGCACCGAGTTAATTTATGGCTGAACAAGAAAGTTTTTTGTTAGCACCTGAGAGTGCTGTTACAACTCCTCTTAAGGAAGAGCCGTTTCTTCCAACAGTGGAGTTGCCTGCTTCAGTGAGGCAGGTCACAAATACAGAGGAGCTTGCTGCCCAGTTAGCTATGGCTACCCATGATGGTAGTGTCCCTATGGCTGACCATATGGCTGCTACTACTAATGAGCTACGCACCAATGGCCCTGATGGTTTGCTGACAAAAGTTCTTAAGAACGAATACGAGGACCAAGCTTCCGCTGCTAAGGAGGTGGCTAGGCAAGCTACCGCTACTTACAATCCAGACTTATTGCTGCACGCTACTAAGGAACAAAAGCGTATTGAGGACGAGGGTGTGTCTGCTAATGTGCAGTCATTTCCTTTAAAAGCACAAGACACTGTTGTAGAACGTGCTCTTGAGGCTATGGTAGTGGGGACACCTGCGGCTTCCAATCCTGACACCCCAAGAAATATTCTTGTGGCTAGTCGTGCTGTTGCTATTCGTAACATACTAGCTCAAGCTGAAAAAGAACAGTCTGATAAATCTACTAAATGGGATATTGTAAAGCTCTTAGGCAGGGGTATATTCACCCCCTTCTTAGATAGCAAAGTAACTATTGATGCTGTTAATAAAATACTAGGAAGTAAGTATGGCTTGCTAGAGCGAGGCGCTGCTTATAATGATTTGCGCACCTATCTTGCTACCATTCCTACGGACGTAGAGCGTGCTGTGGTCGTGCAAGAGCTTGCTAAAGAGATTAGTTCCAACCCTGCTGTGGCAGCTAGTGCCTTAGGGAGCATTCTCTCTGAAAGTGGGTCCAACAAGTATATAACAGACTTGCTTGATGCCTCACAGATTAGTGGGGCTGCTAGTTTATGGCTTGGTCTTGCTAAATTGGCACGTAAAGGACTGCCTATTAAAGCTGTCAAAGACACTGCTGGTGAGAAAAAAGCAGGGGAGATGGCTGCTGATGACCTTATGAATGGGACATCAATAAGTGGTCTATCTAATGAAGAGCTTGTTAGTAAGATGCTCTCTCACGGTAAATTTGTCAGTGAGTTTGATCCTGCAAAGCTAGAGGGGCTGAGTAGTGCTGCACAAGCAGCTATGAAGAAACGTTGGGATGATACAATTGAACGTCTACAAAAGACTCTTGACCCCAAGACAATGACCAAAGAGGAGATTGGCACAGCTGCGGCTGCTATCAGAGCAAGCCACATGCCCTCTACCAATCCTCGTATCTTTCATGCAGAGTTTGGTGAAGCTTCTGCTAGTGGTCAGAAGATGACTCTGTTCTTGACAGATGATACAGGTAGAACATTCAAGTCTATTGAGGCTGCTCAAGCACAGGCTAAGAGAGATGGTTTAGAGAACTTCCAAACTGTTCTTAAGAGCGAAGTGAACAAGGTGGATGACACGTTAGGTGTGTCTGCAAGCAGGGCAGAGGGGACTATAGCTAAAGCTACTCCAGAAGAGTATCAGGATGCTATACCCTCTTTTACTAAGGTCGTTCAAACAGCACCTGTAAAAGTAAATAAAACTGGCAATGTAGAGTATACAGCAGGGGTAGCCGTTGCAGAAGCCGGAATGTTAGATGATTTATCTAAGCTCTTTAGGCTCAAAACTCAATTTGTATTGGCAGCAGAGGATAGCTTAGATAGTCTTGTTGGTAAATATTTAGCACCACATCATGTGACTCAACTTAGGGCTGAGTTGAGGAGTGCACACGGCATTTACACGCATGTTACAAATGGAAATAAATCTATACATCTTATTGTTTTAAGCAAGAGTCTTAGAGACTTTCAAACTTCTATAAAAATTATTGCCCATGAACTAGGACACGCCTTTGATCGCGAAGCTGTGTCTAAGATGCATCCTAATATTAAGAAAGCTTTGTATAAAGAATTTACAGAGTTTCTTAAAGGAAAGTATAACAAAGATGTATCTTTTAATGAGTTTGAAAATGCTTTTAGGGTTCCTAGTGAAAATACCTTGACAAGAGCAAGGACCGCTGAGATAGAAGGTATTTCAGGAAGGACAATCACCGAAGCTGCTATGGAAGGTGATATGAAATGGTATAGCTTGTTCGGTGAATTTTGGGCAGAGAACTTTGCTAAGTTTGTGCTGACTGATGCGCGTCCTATGGGTGTTGTTGAAAAATGGTTCTTTGACCATGTTCAAAAGATAAAAGAATTATTCAGAAAGGTAGCTGAGAGACTTGGTTA